CTATGATGTCTCTCTAACCAAAGGAGGGAATATTCCTAAGTGGGTAGAAGTTGAATCATCTAAGTTAGTTGCGAACCCTAAGATAGCACTAAGCATACAAAAGGCTTTAGAGCGTAAAGAGGTCAGTTCAGTAGCATCTAGCCTTAGGACTAGGAACTATGTCATAGAACAGTTATATAAAGAGTCCAGAGAGTCTGATAGTGATTCAGCTAGGATTAGAGCATTAGAGTTACTAGGGAAGAGTGTAGCCATGTTCACAGATGTAACAGAGCAAAAAGAAACAAGGGATAGCATAGACATAGAGCAAGACATAGAGGAAAAGATCAGTAGGTTATTAGACCAAGCAGAGAATTAATTCCAGAGAGTAGGGTAAACACCACCCTATTTTTGAGCCATTATAAACAGACCCCCTCCCCCCTGTATGTACCCGTCAATCGCAGGACATACATACATAGTGATTTGCACAAACATATAGCTATTTTCCCAATAGGGTACTAATTGCATTTTGCTAGCAGGTAGATATTAGACCCCTACCCCCTATTTTTGTAGAAAAAAGTTGGGTCCCATACCCCCCCATATATTTTTTTTGTAAATAAGTTGACTTTTTTTGTGAAGACCTGCAATATTGTAGAATCTGTAGATACATATACCTAGTACATACCAGATATTAGTACATACCTCTCGTATGTACCTACTATAGGAACTAGATAAGATTTTTAATTTGGTATATAGATTAGTAGGTATATACTAGATATATGAACTCACAAGTTTTATCAAAGATTCAGAATTTATCGCTTGAAGACAAACAAGAGTTGCTTAGTCTCTTAGAAGAATTAGATGAGGCGAAAGCTAGGGAGGCTTGTAGCGACCATTATTTGAAGTTTGTTTATGAGATGTGGTCTGCTTTTATCCATGGTAAACACCATGAAGTAATGGCGGAAGCCTTTGAGAGAGTTGCCAATGGTGAACTTAAACGTTTAATCATTAATATGCCTCCTCGTCATACTAAATCTGAATTTGCATCTTACCTATTACCTGCATGGTTCTTAGGAAGATACCCAGACAAAAAGATTATACAGACTGCTCACACTGCTGAGTTAGCTGTAGGATTTGGGCGAAAGGTCAGAAACCTTGTCAACAGCAAAGATTTTAAAAAAATATTTCCAAACGTCAGTTTGCAGGCTGACTCTAAAGCAGCAGGACGTTGGAACACCAACAAAGGTGGTGAATATTTCGCTATCGGTGTAGGTGGTGCTGTAACTGGTAAAGGTGCTGACCTGCTCATCATTGATGACCCTCACAGTGAACAAGAGGGTGCTAGTTCTGATATAAATGTTTTTAACCGAACCTACGAGTGGTACACATCAGGTCCTCGTCAGCGTTTACAGCCTAATGGCTCTATTGTGATGGTGATGACAAGATGGCATCAGAAAGACCTTACAGGTCAAGTAATAGATGCTAGTATAAAAAGAGGTGGTGCAGACCAGTGGGAAGTCATAGAACTTCCTGCAATTTTACCTTCGGGTTTTCCTCTATGGTCTGAGTTCTGGAAACTAGAAGAGTTAGAAGCTCTTAAAGCAGAACTACCTGCCTCTAAATGGATGGCTCAATATCAGCAAGACCCTACTGCTGAAGAAGGAGCTTTAGTAAAACGTGAATGGTGGCAAGAATGGGAATACCAAGAACCTCCTCAATGTGAATTTATTATTCAATCCTGGGATACTGCATTTTTAAAATCAGAACGAGCAGACTATTCAGCGTGTACCACTTGGGGTGTTTTTTATAAAGAATCTGAAGAAGATGGACAATATGCACCTAATGTTATTTTATTAGATGCACACAAAGAGAGATTAGAATTTCCAGAGTTAAAAAAATTAGCTATGGAGAAGTACAATGCCTATAAACCAGATGCTTTCATTGTTGAAGCAAAAGCAGCAGGGATGCCATTAATATTTGAATTAAGGCAAATGGGTATACCAGTTCAAGAATATACGCCTAGTAGAGGTAATGATAAGATATCAAGGGTTAATGCAGTTTCTGATCTATTCGCATCAGGAATTGTATGGTCACCTCAAACCAGATGGGCGGAAGAAGTTATAGAAGAGTTTGCTGCTTTCCCAAATGCGGAACATGATGATTTAGTTGATAGCAGTACGCAAGCTCTATTAAGATTTAGACAAGGCGGTTTTGTTCCTTTATATTCAGATGAAGAAGAAGAAGAACTAGAACATAATAAAGTCGCTGATTACTACTAGGAGTTTATATTGGCAATAGAAAGAACACCTGCTACACCTGTAGAAGGTTTAATAGAACAAGAGCCAGAAGAGATTAGTATTGCTATAGAAAATCCTGACTCAGTTGCAATAGAAACTGAAGATGGAGGTATGCTAATTGATTTTGATCCACAAGATGAAAAACTTAATTCAGACTTTGGCGACAATTTAGCTGAAGTTATAGATGAAAATGATTTAGAAAGAATAGGCTCTGAGCTTATTGCTGCTTTTCAAAATGATAAAGATTCAAGAAGAGATTGGGAAGAAACCTATACAAAAGGCTTAGATCAACTTGGTTTAAAGATTGAAGAAAGAACTCAGCCTTGGAATGGAGCTTGTGGTGTATTTCATCCTATGCTCTCTGAGGCGGTAATTAAGTTCCAATCTCAAGCTATATCAGAAATATTTCCTGCCAGTGGTCCAGTTAAGACTAAAATTGTAGGAAAAATTACAGAAGACAAAGCTAAACAAGCTGAAAGAGTAGAAGACTATATGAACTATTTACTGACTTATGAGATGTCAGAATATAGAACAGAAACAGAAAAATTATTATTTTCTCTACCTTTGGCAGGTTCTGCATTTAGAAAAGTTTATTATGATCCTAATCTAGGAAGACCTAGTGGAATTTTTGTTCCATCAGAAGATGTAGTAGTTAATTATGGTGCAAGTGATTTAGAAACTTGTGAACGTGCTACTCATGTTATGCGTAAATCATTTAACGAAATACGCAAAATGCAAGTTAATGGTTTTTATAAAGATATTGAATTGCCTGACCCTACTAATTCATATTCTGATATACAAGAAAAATACAATGAACTTACTGGTGAGAATGTAAGTGATAGATATGATCAACGTCATACATTGCTTGAAATGCAGGTTAATCTTGATTTACCAGGATTTGAAGATACTTTTAATGGCGAGAATACAGGTATTCAATTACCTTATGTTGTAACTATAGATTATGGTAGTACAACAATATTAAGTATTAGAAGAAATTATTACGAAGATGATAAACAAAAACAAAGACGTTCTCATTTTGTACATTATCAATATCTGCCAGGTTTAGGATTTTATGGGTTTGGTTTAGTTCACATGATAGGTGGATTAGCTAAATCAGCTACAAGTTTATTAAGACAACTAGTTGACTCTGGTACTTTATCTAATTTACCAGGCGGTCTTAAATCTAGAGGTCTTAGAATTAAAGGTGATGATACACCAATTATGCCAGGTGAGTTTAGAGATGTTGATGTACCAGGAGGTGCTATTAAAGATAATATAACTTTCTTACCATATAAAGAACCTTCTCAGACTCTTTACTCTTTGTTAAACACTATTGTTGATGAAGGTCGTAGATTCGCTAGTATTTCTGATATGAAAGTGTCTGATATGAACTCACAAGCTCCTGTAGGTACTACACTTGCATTACTTGAGAGAAACATGAAAGTTATGTCAGCAGTACAAGCAAGGCTTCATGCCTCAATGAAAAAAGAATTTGAGATTCTAGTTGGCATTATTAAAGATTTTGGTAATCCAAGTTATCCATATGATACTGATGAAGAAGAAGATATTAAATCATCAGACTTTGATCAAAGAGTTGATGTATTACCAGTTTCTGATCCTAATGCAGCAACAATGGCTCAAAGGATTATGCAATATCAAGCAGCATTTCAGTTGGCAACTTCTGCACCAGAAATGTATGACCTTAAAGAACTACATAGACAAATGCTTGAAGTTCTTGGTATTGAAAACGTGGATGATATTATTCCTGAAGAAGGAGATATACCACCAGTTGACCCAGTATCAGCAGTACAGAATTTAATTAACAACAAACCAGTTAAAGCATATGAGTTCCAAGACCATGATGCTCATATACAAACAGTTGCATCAGCACAAGATAATCCTGAAATTCAACAGATATTAAGCAAGACACCAAATGCTCCTGCAATATTAGCTGCTGCATCATCATATGTTAATGAACATTTAACTATGAAGTTTAGAGATCAAGTAGAACAAGAAATGGGTATAGAGCTACCACCTCTAGGCGAACCATTGCCAGCAGATGTTGAAAAACGTATTTCTGAACTTGTTGCAGAAGCAGCATCTAGAGTTACACAAAACGCTATGATGCAAGCAGAACAACAAAGAATAAATGAACAAATGCAAGACCCATTAATACAAGCTAAACAAGCAGAGGTTGCAGTTAAAGAAGCAGAAGTACAACGTAAAGCACAAGCAGACGCAGCACGTTTACAATTAGCAGCACAAAAACAACAAGATCAAAAAGAACTTGAAGAAAGAAGAATTAGTTCACAAGAACAAATTGCAGGTGCTAATATAGGTCAAAAAATTGCTAGCGATTTGCTAGATAGTAATTTACAAAATAAAAAACAAGCAGCAAAAGAATTTAAAGAAGGTGTTGACATAGCTAAAGATATAGTTAAAGATATCAATACGAATGACTAATGACATCAAAGAGCTATCACTTTTTGAATATTTGCAAAAAAAATATAGAGATGCTTTGAATGAACACGCAGATCATATTGCTACAGGAAACTGTAAAGATTTTGCAGAATATAAAAGATTGACTGGTGTTATCGAGGGTTTAGCCCTCGCAGAACGAGAACTTTTAGATTGGATAGAAAGGAACGTTAAAGAAGAATAGGAACTCGACTCCTAAATGTCGTGCAAAAATATGAGTAAAAATAAAAAAATACCTAAACCAGAAAGCGTTAAAGAACCTGAAGTTAATCAAGAAACTAAAAAACAATTACCTGAACCAAAAGGTTATAGAGTTTTAGTTGCTATGCCAAAAGCTGATGAAACTACTGATGGCGGAATTATAAAAGCATCAAGCACAATTAGAGATGAAGAAGTTAGTAATATATGTGGATATGTATTAGAGCTTGGTCCAGATGCTTATGCTGATAAAAATAGATTTCCAACAGGTCCTTATTGTAAAAAAGGTGATTGGGTAGTTTTTCGTGCTTACTCAGGCACTAGAATGAAAATGTATGGACAAGAGTTTCGTTTAATAAATGATGATACTGTGGAAGCAGTTGTCGAAGACCCTACAGGAGTAGTTAGAGCATGAGTGATCAAATCATAGAAGAAAAAATTGAAACAGAATTTCAACCTGATGAATCAGGAGATTTAAAGCCACAAACTTCTGAAGAAAAATTCTTTGGTGTTAAAACAGAAATTAATACAACAACTTCTGAAGATGATTTAAAGGTTGAAGTAATAGATGATACACCAGAAGAAGATAGAAGACCTGCAAAACAAAAAACAGAAGAAGCACCTGTAGATGATGACTCTATAGATGCAGAAATTACTGAATACAGCAAACGTGCTGGTGATCGTATTAATAAAATTAAATACGAATATCACGAAGAAAGACGAGCAAAAGAAGCTGCTGAAAGACAAATTCAAGAAGCCACAACAAGATTACAAAGTCTTATGACTGAAAATCAAAAGCTACAAGCTATGGTTAATCAAGGTGGCGAAGTTCTTAATAAACAAGCACATAACAATGCTTTATGGGCAAAACAAAATGCACAAGCTAAATACAAAAAAGCATACGAAGAAGGTGATGCTGATGCTATGGCAGTTGCTCAAGAAGAAATATCTAAAGCAGTATTAGCAGAACAAAGTGCAGGAAGATATGCAGAATCAGTGCAATCACAATTTGCACAAAATTATCAAGCACAAGAACCACAGGCACAGCCTATACAACAACAACAGCTTGATCCAGATATGAAAGCCTGGTCAGCTAAAAATCCTTGGTTTATGAATAATCTTAATGCAGAGCATATAGAAATGACTAATTATGCTTTAACCATAGATAAAAGATTACAAAATAAAGGGATAGACCCAGAAAATAATTCACAAGAATATTATGCAGAAGTTGATAAAGCTATGCGTAATGAATATCCACAGTTTTTTGGTGTTCAACCTTCAGTAGATATTGAAGAAGAAAACCAAACTAAACAACCTTCAAACGTTGTTGCACCAGCATCGAGGTCGACTGGTGGTAAAACTAATCCTCGCAGTATACGATTGACTCAGACGCAAGTTAAACTAGCACGTCAACTTGGAATCAGTCCAGAGCAATACGCAAAACAATTACTAAAGGAGACTTAAATGTCAGACGAAAACAACACAAACAACAAGGAAGTTGAAGAAACTTCTGAAGAACAAGTGCGTACCCCTAGGGGATCAGAAGATCGAGAGATCGTCCAGCGACAAGAAAGCTGGGAAAACCCATCAAACTTACCAAGTCCTAATCCAGAAAAAGGTTGGGTCTTCAGGTGGATAAGAACAAGTTTATTAGGTAATACTGATAATCCAAATGTTTCAAAAAAATTCAGAGAAGGTTGGATTCCCTGTAGGGCAGAAGATCATCCTGAGTTACATATTCACATGATGGACCATAAATCTGAATGGGCAGAAAAAGGAAATGTAGAGGTTGGTGGACAACTGTTATGCAAGATGCCATTTGAAAAAGCGAAAGCTCGTGACGAACACTTTCAAAAGTTAGCTCGTAACCAAATGGAATCTGTTGATAACGTATATTTTAAGGATCAAGATTCTAGAATGGCTACCAAACAAGTTTTTGAACGAAAATCTCAAACAACTTTTGGTAAAAAGTCCTAGTTTCTTGTAATAGTAATTTTATAAACAGGAAAAATTATGGCAAATTCAGCTACACCTATGGGTGCTAGACCTGTAAGTTCATTAGTATCTTGTGCATATAATCAAAAAATAACTCATTACAAAATCAAAAATAATTTTGGTACATCCATTTTTTATGGAGATTTTGTAAAGTGGGCAGATGATAATCCAAATACTACTATCCAAAAGGATACTGGTACTACTTCATTGACCCCAATAGGTGTTTTTCTTGGTTGTGCATATACTGATCCAACAACAGGTCAATTCACCACAAATCAATTTTATCCAGCATCAACTGCTGCGGATGATATTGTTGCGTATGTTGCTTCTGATCCATTCGTGGTCATGCAGATGCAATCAGATGAAACTCTTGGTCAAGATGACTTGGGCAAGAATGTCGCAGTCGTACAAACTGCTGGGTCAACTTCGATTGGCACAAGTAGAAATGCGATTGATGGAAGTACAGCAGCTACTACCAATACACTACCATTAAAGATTATCGACTTTGTTGATGGTCCAGATAGTGCTATTGATGATAGCTTTACTGACGTTTTGGTGATGTTCAATGTTGGGCATCAATTACTTAATACAACAGGCATAGGCTAATAGGAGAATATTATGGCAGCTATTTCAAGAGCTAATGAGCTTAAACAACTCCTTCCAGGTCTTAACGCACTGTTTGGAGACGAGTACAACAATTACGAGAATGAGCACGAGCAAATTTATACAACTGAAAATTCTGAAAGAAGTTTTGAAGAAGAACTCAAGTTGTCAGGTTTCGCTGCTGCTCCAGTAAAAGATGAAGGTGCATCTATATCGTTTGATACAGCACAAGAATCTTTTGTTGCTCGTTATACACATGAAACTATTGCTCTCGGCTTTAGTGTTACAGAGGAGGCTATGGAAGATAATTTATATGTATCTTTATCTGCTCGATACACAAAAGCGTTGGCAAGAGCTATGGCTTACACTAAGCAAGTCAAAGGTGCGTTTCTGTTAAATAACGGATTCACAAATGCTTTCCAATCTGGAGATGGGGTAAACCTATTTACAGCAAGTGGAGATGGAGTAACAGGTGGTGACGGACATCCATTGGTTAATGGTGGCAAGAACTCTAACAGACCAGTTACAGGAGCAGATTTGAATGAAACTTCATTAGAAGATAACATCATTCAGATAAGCAAATGGACTGATGAAAGAGGTCTTAAAATTGCAGCTAGACCAAGGAAGTTAATTGTTCCAACTGATCTTCAGTTTGTAGCTACTCGTATCTTAGAGAGTGAGTACAGAACTGGAACTGCTGACAATGATCTAAACGCTATCAGAAGCAATGGTGTTATACCTGAAGGATTTGCAGTTAATCATTATTTAACTGATACAAATGCTTACTTTATAACAACAGATGTTCCTGATGGAATGAAGCATTTTGTCAGAAGTCCAATGACTACAAGCATGGACGGAGACTTCGATACTGGTAATGTTAGATACAAAGCTAGAGAAAGATATTCCTTTGGAGTATCTGATCCTCTTGGTATCTTCGGTTCACCAGGCTCAAGCTAAAACTTTAAGGGGAGCTATGCTCCCCTTTTTTTCGTTCTAGGGAATTATTTTTTTGTTTATCGACTGCCCTAGCAGACTTGCCAAGACGATAAACTTTTTTCTTTTAGGAGAAGATTATGGCGAATACAACTTTTAATGGACCAGTAAGGTCTGAAAATGGCTTTACAGTCATTTCAAAAAATTCATCAACAGGTGCTATTACTACTGAATTTACTTTAGATGGTGATGGTATGAAAGTTACACCTGTAGCTTTAACTGATGCAGATACAACACTAACAGCAACAGCAAATGGTGGTCGTGTCAATGTAGTTCCAGCTCTTACAGGTAATAGAACTCTTACATTACCAAGCCCTGCTGCTGGTGTTTACTTTAAATTTATTTATGGCGGTGCAGCAGAAGAAACAGAAAACCTAATCATTGATACAGGTTCAGATACTAATTTCTTCTTAGGTGGAATTATTCACTTAGATTCTAATGCAGATAATGTTTCTGTTTATGCTGATGGCAACTCAAACTCCATTCTTACTTTAACTGACTTTGGTTTATTTGAAATCAATATCTTAGGTAAAGATTCAACGAACTGGTATATTTGGGGCAATCAAGAAGGTGCTGATGTTCCAGCATTTACTGACCAATCTTAATTAGGAGTAAATTATGGCTGATGCAGTAACTTCACAAACTATTATAGATGGTGAAAGAAATTGTGTTATGAAGTTTACCAATGTCAGCGATGGCACAGGAGAATCCGCAGTAGCCAAAGTAGATGTATCTGCTTTGGCTTCTAATGCAGCAGGTGTAGCCTGTTCAGAAGTTAGAGTAATGCGTGTTAGTCATGCTATCGTAGGTATGTCTGTTCAAATGTTTTTAGATGCTACAAGTAATGTTTTATTAATGGAACTTGCTGAAAGTAGTAATGGACATATGGAATTTAAAGACTTTGGTGGTTTACCAAATAATGCAGGTAGTGGTAAAACAGGAGATATTTTGTTTACTACTAAAGGTCACTCTTCAGGAGATACCTATTCAATTGTTTTAGAAATGGTTAAAGTTTACGGAGATTAATATGTCAAATTATATTATTTCAGAAAATGGTAATTTCCCTCCTCAATACAATGTATTAAAAAAAGGAGAAGATGGAATTTACAGAGTTATTTTTGGACCAGACCCTGATTTAGAGGATGCTGAAAGAAAACATAAAGAACTTTCTTCTACTCCTAAAAAATCAGTTAAAAAGGAAACTGTAAAGAAAGAAACTGTAAAGAAAGAACCAGTTAAGAAAAAAACTGTAACTAAAAAGAAAACAGTTAAGAAAAAAACCCCCAAGAAAAAATAGTGTTAAATCAGACTCTATTGATGAATGAACTTCGTCAATGGAGTCGCACTGTTTTGGAAAATTCACAAGAAAAATTTAATAATCTACCAGCGTGTCCATACGCAAAAAAAACTTGGGATAATAACAAAGTAAATGTTGTTATAAGTAAATGTGAATTATGGTCAGATTTAATAGATTACATTATAAATTTTGATGATACTTATGATGTAATTATTTATTGTGGTGATAATTATGAAAATATTACCGCAGATGAAGTAGATACAAGAATTAATTTAATTAATAAAGAAGCAAATAAATTAAATTTATATGTAATGGGATCACATCCTGATACTGAAATAGAGTTTGCAACTGAACAAGAAGAGTTTAAAGGTTTATTTGAAGATGATTATTATCAAATATTTATACAAAGACTAGATATATTAATAAAAGCATCTGATAATATTTTTAAAAAGGGTTATTATAAAAATTATAATAATAAACAATTTAGGTCTCAAATATTAAACAGGAGAAAATTATGCGAGAAATGAAAAAAATGGGTGGTAAAAAAACCAAAATTAAAAAAATGGGTGGTAAAAAAACCAAAGTCAATAAGATGGGCGGTAAAAAAACCAAAGTCATGAAAGGCGGTAAGAAAACCAAAGTTAATAAAATGGGTGGTAAAAAAACTAAAGTCATGAAAGCTATAGGTAAAAAAACTGAAATGCGTGGCATGAAAGGTGGCATGAAAGTAGAAAACTTTAAAGACATGATGTATAAAAAGTTTGGCGGTAAAACATAAACCAGTAAACTTTTTTTAATTATATAAATATTTTTTTATGCCAATAAGAAAGAAGGCTAAGATGCCTGCTAGGAATAAAAAAAACTTTAGACCTACTAAGTCTGGTGCTGGTATGACTAAAGCTGGCGTAAAAGCCTATAGAAGATTAAATCCTGGTTCTAAATTAAAAACTGCTGTTACTGGTAAAGTAAAAAAAGGTAGTAAAGCTGCTAAACGCAGAAAATCTTATTGTGCAAGATCACTTGGTCAATTAAAAAGAAGTTCAGCTAAAACAAGAAACGATCCTAATTCTAGAATAAGACAGGCTCGTAGAAGATGGAAATGTTAAATGGTAATGACTAGAGCTAACTTTGCTGTAATGACAAAGAAAGCACCAGCAAGTAAAAAAAAATATGCCAATAAGAAAAAAGAAAGACCCAAAAGTAGGAACAGGAAAAAAACCTAAAGGATCAAGTCGTAGGTTATATACTGATGAAAATCCTAAAGATACTGTCAGTATTAAGTATGCAACACCTGCTGATGCTAGAAAAACTGTAGCTAAAGTAAAAAAAATTAATAAACCTTTTGCAAGAAAAATACAAATATTAACTGTAATGGAACAAAGAGCTAAAGTATCTGGTAAAAATGAACAAGCAAAAATTGCAAAAAAAGGTAAAGAAGCTATAAGGAGACAACATGGCAACTAGCGGTACAACTACATTTAATTTAGATTTATCTGACATTATGGAAGAAGCATATGATTTATGCGGTCTTACTATGCGTACAGGATATGACTATCGTAGTGCTAAAAGAGCCTTAAATTTAATATTTTTAGAATGGCAGAATAAAGGTTTAAATCTATGGAAAATAGAACAGGCTACACAGACTCTTACTGCTGGTACATCTTCGTATGCTGCTGAAACAAGTGCTTTAGAAATAGTAGATGCTTTTATTAGAACAGATGCTACAGATACTACAAAACAATTTGATCAAACATTAAATAGAATATCTAGAACACAATATAATCATCAAGCAAAAAAATTAACACAATCAAAACCAACACAGTTTTTTGTTGATAAAGGCACATCAGGAATTAATATAGTTCTTTGGTCAACACCTGACTCTGCACAAACATATACTTTAGTTTATGACTATATTAAACGCATAGAAGATGCAGGTGATGTAGCTAGTAACAACGCAGATGTACCATCAAGATATCTACCATGTTTAACTTATGCACTTGCATATAATATAGCTTGTAAAAATCCTGAGGCTACACCCAAAGTACCTATGATTAAAATGCGTTATGATGAATTATGGAATGAAGTTAGTGATGCTGATAGAGAAAGAGCATCAGTAAGATTTGTTCCTGATAGTAGTATTTATAGTAATTATTAATGTATGCAGTAGGTAAAAAGGCTTTAGGTATATGCGATAGATGTGGTTTTACCTTTAAGCTATCAGAATTAAAATACGAAATAGAAGATAAAGTTCGTAATGGTTTGCGTGTTTGTAATGATTGTTTTGATCCTGACCACCCACAATTAAGAGTAGGAGAGTTAAAAACTTCTGATCCTCAAGCATTATTTAATCCTAGAGTAGATTCGGGAGAAGATGATTCTACAAGATTATATGCATTTGATCCTGTAGGAGGAGGTATAACTCAGTTAGGTTCTAGAACAGTTGGTTTAGATATACGAGGAGAAATAGGAGAAATAACATTATCAGGAGATGTAGTAGGCACAACACCTTCTCCATCCCCATCTCCAACTCCTGCACCAACTCCTGCACCTACACCAGCACCACAACTTGATACAGCTACCCCAACAACAGTTATTGGAACAACAAGTGTTGGATCAGTAACTATTGTAACTCCTTCAGTTACCACCTATACAGTAACTGTAGTAGGAGGCAATCCTTCAGATCATCCTTACTATAATGTAGGTTCAGCTAATAAATTTGCTATTAATGGTTATACTTCTGCTGCTTATGTTAATTTAACTTTATCAGAGGGTAGTATATATAGATTTGATCAATCTGATAGCAGTAATAGTGGTCATCCTTTAAGATTTTCTACTACTCCTAATGGTACTCATGGAGGTGGTTCAGAATACACAACAGGAGTAACTACATCAGGAACACCAGGTTCTTCAGGTGCATATTCACAAATAGAAATAGCATCTGGTGCTCCAACATTATATTATTACTGTACAAATCATTCAGGTATGGGAGCACAAATTAACACAACATGACATATTTAGAATTAAAAAACTTAGTACAAAATTATTTACAAAATACAGAAACTACTTTTGTTTCTGATTTACCTAATTTAATTAAACAAGCTGAAGAAAGAATATTAAAAACTGTAAACTTACCAGTATTTAGAAAGAATGTAAGTGGTACATTAACATCAGGAAATCAATATCTTGCAACACCATCTGATTTTCTTGATAACTTTTCTTTATCATTTACAAATTCTAATGCACAAACATTTTTGCTTTATAAAGATGTTAATTTTATTAGAGAAGCATATCCTGATTCAACCACTATAGGTTTGCCTAAACACTATGCATTATTTGATGATACTACTTTTATAATTGGACCTACTCCAAATAACAATTTTTCTGTTGAATTACATTATTTTTATCGACCAAATTCTATTACAGCAGGTGCAGATAGTGGTACAACATGGTTAGCTACAAATGCAATTAATACACTATTATATGGAACTCTATTAGAATCTTATGTATATATGAAAGGTGAACCTGATTTAATGATACAGTATGAAAAAAGATATCTAGAAGCATTAGGTAAATTAAAAAATTTAGCTGAAGGTGATAATACAGTAGATATTTATAGAGATGATTCTGTGAGGGTTCAAAGAATTTAATGTTTACTGTAGATGTAGAATCAACAATAGGTGATGTAGTTGTAGAAACTACACAAAATAAAGGTTTAAGTCCTGA